TAAAAGCAATTGACGACTAGGTCGTTGTAAAAAAATTTTTGTCGCAGAGCGACACAGAGGGGGTTATGGATTTTTTAGCATTATATGGCGAAGCTGGTATGATAGGCGTTGTGGGAGCAATGTTTGTTTATTTAGTAGTATCTCTTTCTAATAAATCAGCTAAACAACAAGAAACATTAAAAGAGTTAGAAGTTGAAAATAAAGGTCAATCTGAAACATTAGAAAATTTAGAATCTATTTGTCTCAAATTAATTGATAGATGGGGAAAATCTGATGAAAGAATGGATAGAAAATTTGACGATTTAAATAGGCACATCCGAGATTTGGACTCACAAATAAGTCGTGTAGAAGGTAGTTTAAGTCGTATCAATGGAAAACACTAATGGAAAACCAGATACCGCCAGAAGTTATCGTGCTACCGTTCTTGATGATAATGCCATTATTAGTATTAACATTAAATGGTTGGCTCAAATTGGGGTCCTTATCGGCATGTTGGTCTATGGCTATTGGCAGATTGAAGCAAGGATTAGAAGACTTGAAGATAGCGTTCTTACTCAAACTGAACAAATTGGGAGCTTACTTGATAAGCATATCGTGGAGGAACGGGTTAAACGAGAAGAATTGGCAGAAAAAGTAAAGTTTTATGAAAAAGAATTCAATATCAATCCTTTAAGTTGGAAAAAGAAGAGAAAATAATGGAATGGGTAATCAAAGCAATGTCCAATAAACAGCTTCCTAAGAAAGCGACAGCAAGTTATAAAATTTCAGAAGAAAAACAACTTTCGTATTGCGAATCCTGTCAACAGGTATGGGAAAAAACATGGGGAAAGAGTTATTTATTTTATCGTCATTTGCCGACATACGGATTGCCAAGAAAAATTTGTAAACATTGTACATAAGGAAATCAAATGAACAACTTTGAAAAAGCAATGAAACTTGTAATTACAACTATTTTAGGAGAAAAAGAAATGCGTCTTATCGACCTAAAAAAAGAATCCATTAAAGTAAAAAAGAAAAAATGAGCGAAACCCAAGAATCTATTATTCGTAGTCAAGCTCTTCTTATGATATATAGAAATCAAGGAAAATTTTATATTGCTAAACGAATACTAAAGCGATTCTTAAAATGCCTACGAAATGGCTAATATAAATACTCAAAACGTATCCAAAGCAGAAGAAGCGTATGTTTTAGCTAAAGAAGATATGCTTTCGTTTGGAAAGCTGTTTCTTGCAGATGATTTTATGCGTTCGGAGACTCCGTGGTTTCATTATGAAATTGCAGATGACATTATGAACCATAATAAAAAACAATTAGCCATTATTATGCCTAGAGGACACGGAAAAACCGTATTAACGAAATGCGACTTGTTATGGTCCTTTTGTTTTGCAAAAAAAGACGATCCCTTGTTTTATGGTTGGGTATCCGCTACACAAAAACTTGCAAGTGGAAATATGGACTATGTAAAGACTCATTTGGAATTTAATGAAAAAATTAAATACTACTTTGGCAATCAGAAGGGGCGCAAATGGACAGAAGAAGATATTGAACTTGCCAATGGATGTAAACTGCTCTCGAAATCAAACGTATCGGGTATTCGTGGAGGAGCCAAACTGCATAAACGATACGATTTAATTATATTGGATGATTTTGAAGATGAGAATAATACACTTACTCCAGAAGCTCGAGCTAAAAACGGAAACCTTATCACTGCGGTTGTTTATCCTGCTTTGGAGCCTCATACTGGCAGGCTTCGTATTAACGGTACTCCTGTTCACTATGATTCTTTTATCAATAACCTTATAACCAATAGCGAACAAGCCAAAAAAGAAGGGAAAGAAGATTTTGCTTGGGATGTAAGACTCTACAAAGCGATTGACGACAAAGGAAATTCTTTATGGCATAGTTGGTTCCCCAAAAAGAAATTACAAGAAAAAAAGAAATTCTATCGAGATAGTGGTATGCCTCAGAAGTTTTACCAAGAATATATGATGCAAGTACAGAGTGAAGAAGATTCTATTTTTAATTCACGACATATTAAATATTGGGAAGGGCATTACGAATGGAAAGAAGATCATCAAATGGGATATGTATGGCATGACGATCAATTAAAGCCTGTACAAACATTTGTAGGCGTAGATCCTGCTACCGATGTCAATAGAAGAGGATCGGATTTTAGCGTTCTTATGGTAGTGGCAGTCGATATGAATAATTCTATCTATGTTGTAGACTATATTCGCCAAAGAGATTTAAATGTTATGTCCATAGTCGGTGAAGATAAACCAGGTATCGTAGACTATATGTTTGATTACGCCCACAAATATCATCCTTTACTTCAAGTGGTAGAAGATACGACAATGTCTCGACCTATTTTTCAATCCTTACGAAGTGAATCTATGAGAAGAAATGATTTTAGTGTTAAATGGAAAGAAGAAAAACCTGGAACAAGGATGAGCAAAAGAGATCGAATTCAAGAAGTGCTTCAACAACGGTTTGCTATCGGTCAAATATATATGAAAAAAAACCATTACGATTTACATCACGAAATAGTTACATTTGGCAATCGCATGGCGCATGATGATGCAATAGATGCCCTTGCCTATGCGTGCAAATACGCAACTCCTCCTCAAAGTCTCGTTAGAGAAAACGGTACATACCGTAAGAATTCCAGATCCCGTCCCAAAAATTGGGTATTAGCTTAATGGCTAAAAAAGAGGACAAAAAAGCAAATAGAGTACGAAAACTATTTAATGCTATCAATGATTCTCGTAGACAAGATTGGGAAGTAATTAACCAAGAAGGTCACGATTTTTATCTGGACAATCAAATTTCAGAAGAAGATGTAGAAGCACTTCGTGAACAGGGAATGCCTACCTTTACCGTTAATCGAATTATCCCTGTTGTAGAAATGCTTAATTATTATGCTACATCCAATACTCCTCGATGGCAGGCGGTAGGGACCGAAGCCTCCGATAGCGATGTAGCCGCAGTATTTTCTGATGTTGCTGACTATATTTGGAATCAATCAGAATGTCAAACCTTGTATTCCAATGTTATTAACGATGCCATAACCAAATCGCTTGGATTCCTTCAAGTATGTGTTGATCCAAATATGGATAACGGTATGGGAGAAGTAGTAATACAGCAACCAGATCCTTTTGATGTGTATATCGATCCCAAATCAAGAGATCCTTTGTTTCGAGATGCATCGCATATTATAATTCGCAAAGTATTGCCCAAAGCACAATTAATCAAATTGTACCCTGAATACAAAGCAAAAATTGTAAAATCCTCTTCCACACAGGCTACCGATTATAATTATACCGATAAACCAGAATTTTCTTCTGATTTTCAATACAAAGAAATTACTGCAGGATACGATGAAGACGGAAAAGACAGTCCAATGGTTGAATATTTTGAAGTATATGAACGATCCAAAAAGAAATATTGCAATGTGTTTTATCAAAAAATTCCTAGTCCTCAAGAAGTAGAACAAGTTAAAAAACAAGTAGATACTCAAATTGCAGAAGCCAGTGCAGAAATGCAGGTTCAATTACAGGAACTTCAACAAAAATTACAACAAGGCGTTCAAAGTGGAGAAATCCTACCTGAACGTATGGAATTAGAACTGCAAAAAGCAGTAAAAGAAAACGAAGCACAACTCGCTCTTCTTAGCCAACAAATGATGGCTGAGGCTCAAAAAGAAATGTCTGTAATTGAAAACAAGATTATTACTGCAGAAGAATACAATGCACTTAAAAAAGATGAAGAATTTTCTCAAATGATTGTAGACCATGTTTTCTTTTACAAAACAGAAATTTCGCTACTAAAAGTCGCAGGGGACGTAACTCTATCTGAAGACATTCTTCCTACCGAGCATTACCCTCTAGTACCCTTTATGTATAAATGGACAGGAACACCTTTTGCCATGAGCGCAGTTGCCCCTTTGGTTGGTAAACAACAAGAAATCAACAAAGCCCATCAGCTTATGATACACAACGCCTCCTTAGGCAGTTCCCTTCGTTGGATGTACCAAGAGGGATCTATTGATACTGCTTATTGGGAGAAATTCGCAACCGCCCCTGGCGCATTGTTGCCTGTAAATCAAGGATTTGAAAGTCCGAAAGAAGTGATGCCTGCTCAATTGTCTTCTGCATTTTACAATATTGTTCAACAAGGCAAAACCGATATGGAGTATTTGGCAGGAATTTATGGTACTTCAATGGGAAGTCCTGATAGTCAAAACGAAACCTATCGAGGTATGTTGGCTTTAGACGAATATGGCACAAGACGAGTAAAGCAATGGTTAAAAAGCAGTATAGAGCCTTCACTTAAACAATTAGGTCAAGTAGTAAAAGATTTTAGTCAAGGTGTGTACAAGGCACATAAAGTAATGCGAATTGTACAACCCAATAATATTGAAAATATGAAAGAAGTAGAAATCAATGTACCAATTTATAACGATTATGGTCAGGCTATTGGAAAATGGAATGATTATGAAACAGCAAAATTTGATGTTCGTATCGTTGCAGGTTCTACTTTACCTGTCAATCGATGGGCATATTTAGCAGAAATGAAAGAATTAATGAAGTTAGGTATTGTAGATGATATTGCAGTCCTTGCTGAAACCGATATCCGTAACAAAGAAAAGATTGTAAAACGAAAGAGTTTGTACTCTCAATTACAATCTCAATTGAGTCAAATGCAGGAACAAGTAAAAGATAAAGATGGAACTATTGAAACTTTATCTCGACAGTTGGTCCAAGCGGGTATCAAATCAAAAATTATGCAAGGAGAGGTGGAAGTCAAAAAATCAGTCAATGACAGAAAAATGTCCGAAGGACGTTCTGCAGATCGAGTCAAAGCTGAATCTGATTTACAAAGACAACTCCTTAGAAAGAATTCACAAGAACAACCTATGGAGGTTAATTAATGAGTGAAGAGCAACAAGCAGTAACCCAAGATGCAGTAGAAGATTCTGTATTTGGCTCTGCTGAAGGTTTCTTTGACGATTTGGATCGAGAAGTAAACGGTGCGATCCGAGACGACGAAGAACCTCAAGAAAATCAACAAGTATCAGAAGAACCCCAAAAGGAAAACCCTCTTTTTACAGATATAGAAGAGGCTCCTCAAAAGGATGAAACTGATTGGAAGAAGCGTTATTCTGATTCCTCACGTGAAGCTCAAAAAATGAAACAAGAGCTAGACGAATTTGGTCGCTTTAAGCCGTACATCGAAGCCCTTCAAAATGATGAAGGATTAGTTAATACAATAAGGGATTATGTTCAAAATGGACAAAAACCGAAGGAACTGAAAGAAGAGTTATCTCTTCCTGAAGACTTTGTTTTTGATATTGATGAAGCAATCTCAAATCCGAATAGCGATAGTTCAAAGGTCTTTTCTACCATGATTGATCGTGCAGTAAGTAGCAGAGTAGACAGCAAATTATCTGCTGAAAAACAAGCTACCCAACCCTCC